GCGGTCGAGTACAGCTTACCGACCACAAGGGCGGTTGCACCTACTTGGCACAAACGAAACTCACGGCCATCACCAGTCACTGCACGAGCGCCGAGGAGCGGGGTCTGCGTGTAGTACGGTACGGTGGTGGAAACATTGGACACCTGCGAGTAAAGGTCTTGGCCTGTTACCAGGATGTCCGAGGAAAGTGAGGACATTGTTGCTAATGATTAGCCTAATAATTACGCGCTGAACGCACTGACACCAAACGTACAGATGGCTGTGTTGGTGGCATTTACCGTAAAGGTCATGTAAGAACCTGCGAGCCAGAGAAGGCTGACTGAGCCGCTGCCAGTGAATGCTGCGGTGCTCGATGCAAGCGTGTACTGCGGCGTACTGGTAGCGATGGTGATAACCGGCAAGGTGTTCGTATTGCTGTTTGAAGCAGGAGCCGCCGTAGAGGAGGTTGCTGCAGTGACAGTGAGCGAAGCGAGACCCGCGCCAGTGTAAGCAGCCTTAGACGTGCCTACGCCCTCGCATCCTGCGTACTCACCCGAAACATAGAGGTCTTGCCCCGTATTGTTAAGGATTGAAGTACTGGTGCCGTTTGTGCCAGGAGCCGAGAGGTTGTTGCCATACGAGTTGAACTGGAACGCACTGCGGCCGGTAGAACCTGCCGGTGATGCGCTCGTTGCAACCACTTTCGGAGCAAGGAGGTACTTATAGCCGCCGAAGATACCGCCTGCCGCGATTGCTGCAATGACCGCTACGATGAGGTATTTTTTGGTCATGTTAGAGGACAATATATTCAACGGTTAAAGTGGACTGCTCTACATCCGAAGAGGTGATGGTGAACGAACCGCTAGCACTGGTGGTGGTTGGCGTGTAGGTGATAGCCCACTTACCAACTGCCGGAGTTGTGCCCGTCACGTTCAAATGAACGAAGGAATTGCCGACAATGTACGGGTCAGTAATCGTTACCGTATTGCCGCCCGTGCCCCACGTAAACGTATTTTTCGTTTTGTATTGGAGCTGCGGTACAGAACTTTGCGGTGATTGGTGAGGCCCAGATGTAATAGCCATATCAGTTGACGATTAGCTATTAAACACCCGTGATGCCTGTGAATACGCCGTGGCGTCGAGGGTTGTCAGTCACCAAGTTACCAGCTGCAACAATGAACGAGTTGAAGGCAAACATGTTCGTCGCCTTGATGAAGCCCGTCCAATAGAAGCCGAGCGAGTCAACCTCGTTGTAGCTGTTACCCGTAAAGAGCTTCGATGCAACATCGACTTTGCGTGCGCCCTCGAATTGCTCCAGGGAGATGTCGAGCGCGTACCAGTTGATGAAGTTCTCGTTGAGGAAGTAGAGGGAACCTGCGACTGCCTTGCGGTCAGGCACAATTTCCATACCTGCGTACATGAGACCCTGGAAGCCCTCGTAGCCCTTATAGTTCGGAGCAATGTTGACATCCTTGTAGATGCGCGATTGCGAAACCAAGAGCTGCTCGAAGAGTGCCCAGGTCGGGTAGTCGGTGTAGCCGCGAGTCGGGATAACCGATGCATCCGCGATGCTGTTGAAGAGCGTGCGCATTTGCGCGAGCGAGAGCGTGGTGAGAGCAGTGACCGTTGATTGAAGGGTAGGATAGGTTGTGCGTGAGAGACCGCCGACAGTAGAGGCAACAGTGCCGTTGTCTACCAGGTTCTGCAAGCCGTTCGGGTTAGTGCCCGATTGAACGCCCCAGAGGTAGGTGCCCATCGTGTCTGCAAGGTCTTGCGCCCGCGAATCCATTTCCACCTCGGTCAAGTCCATCACCTTTTGGAACACATCGTTCGCCAAGATGTCGGTTGCCGCCAACGCTACGTTTGCTGCAACGAAGGTCGGGTTGAACTTCATGAGCACGCGGGTGTCAGTGAAGTCAATCGGGAGAGACTGGAAGCCAATGAAGGACTGAATCGCAGTCCCTTTTTGGAACTTGATTGGGAAGTCCTGCGTGGCCGCGCGGAAGCGCTTGGTGCGCGACAACATGCGTGTGGTGAACGTGTTGGCGCGGAGCACAGTATCGACCACTTGCGGAACAATCCATTCCAGCGTGAGTGTATCGACTACGTTGTTAAAGGCCATTGAATAATAATGCTAATTGGTAATTATCGTTTGAAGACTTGCCGCCAGCCGCCGCGAGGATTGTACTCCTTGCTTGCGCCAGAAGTATCTGCCTCACCGCCTGACGAGCCGCCAGAGAGACCTGCAATTTGATTGCGAGCTTCTCTACGGGGAGAGCGGGCCTGTTGTGCCTCATAGAGCTCAACTGCCTTTTCAACCGGCATGAGTGCGACGATATTGCCTTCACGGTCTTTAGGAGACCACTCGTCGAGAATATCGAGAATTGCTGCTTCCTCATCTGAGGTAAGGCGGCGACCCAGGATTTCCGACGCCTCTTCAAGGTTTTGGTCGAGAGCACTTACGTTCTCTCGGTAGGCCTCATTCTCTTGAAGGGAGCGGCGTTCAATCGCTTCCATTGCCCGTTGTGTCGCTCGGGCTTCAATCCCAGCGACACGCTCTAGTTCGAGTTTGTATGCGCGACGGATATTTTCATTGTCCTGACCAGCGAAGAGCTCTTTAAAGCGCCCGTAGTCAGCACTGTCATAGTCCGGCGCAACCTGTACATCGGGAACAGGTGGTTCATATTGCGGTTTCGCTTCCTCACGCTCGATAGCTTTGCGACGCCAGTATTCGGCTTCCTCTTCAGCTTCAAGTGCGCGGTCGTGGAACTTTTTGAACCGTGAATAGGATACTTTTGACTCACCCTCTGGCTCTGTCGAGGCAGGTTCCTGTTTCGCCTCTTCCGTCTTCTCTTGCGGCAACAGCCCTTCTGGGATAGTTACCGGAATGCCCCCATCTTCTTTCTTCTCTCCCTCACCTGGGGTGATGCCGAGCTCAGAAAGCGGTTTGTTGAGCATAGACGGGTCTAGCTTGGAATAATCCACTTTCATATCTATACGGGGAGTTTTTACCTTGCGGTGGGCGACGCCCGAGCAAACCCTTTAGTACTAGTAAAGTGTCAACGAACTATTCTTTCATGTAGCTCGCACGAGGCTCACGCCGTGAGCGCTCCTCAGAAATCTTGCGAGCGCTGCCAGCATTGCCCATCGAATACGGCATACCGCCATCACGCTCCATAGTCGTGCGGCCGGTTGCCATTTTCGCGCGTTGCCCAGGCCCTTCTGAGTATTTGTTCTTATCGCCCATGGAATAAGGCATCCCCTTACCCATGCGAGTAGCCATATCTTTCTTCTTGCTCTCGACTTTCTTTTTGGTCATAGGCTCTTTTTGCGGCCCAACACCCAATTCCTCAGGCGTTTTGCCCTCGTCAGTGCGGTGTTCGAGCTTAGCTTGTGATGGTGTCTGTGCCATATTGTTAATAATTATTCGGCTGCGGGTGCGACCTCCTCCGCAGTAACTTCAGGGAACTGCTCTGCACCTGGCGCAACATGGTCGTTGTCCTGGGGCGGCGCAACTGGAGTTTCTACTTGGGGCTCAACTGCCTGCTCTTCTACAGGCTGCGTATTTTCGTCTTGCATAAGCAATTCAGTGTTTTCTGTTAATGAAACCTCTCCGACCGTTTGGCCACTTCCAGCGCACACGGAACAGAGTTCAGTAGGAGAGGCCAAACCAGTACCGAGACATTGAAGGCAGTTAGTCATGGGAGCGGTTGTGGAATTTATCAGTAGTTTTGTTTCCTTTGGAGCGGAGGTTCTCGAAGTTTTTAACGTGATGCATTTTGCGGGCCATCTCAGATTTCTTAGCCTCAACGCCTTTAATCGTGCCTTTATTTTTTGAAGCATAAAAAACTTGTTTACCCTTTTTATCGCCATATTCGCTTTCCATGGCGTGCTCTATCTCCTCTCCTTTGCGTGTAAGCGGCATATTATTTTGCGTGCAGGCGGGTTTCACCGCGTTTAGTGGATTTCTCGAAATACATCGGCCGTCCTTCGTGCTTTACAGTCATTTTTTTCGCAATCTCGTTTTTCTTATGGCGCACCTGCTGCATAGCTTCGTTGTCGGTAGCTTTTGCACCCTTGGTGTTTGATTTATCTTTGCCCTCCATGTTGTAATTATTATTTTTGTAATGAGCGTTGTTAATGGGGACTACACTTGCGGGAGCGGCACACTCCGTTCAAGTTGCAAGCCTTGCGCCTGAATAGCTGATGGGCTACCAGGTGCTGCGGGTTGTTGCTGAGGTTGTGGCGCTTGCATGTTCACCGCAGGGCCACCCGTGCCAGGCAACGTGCCAGGAAGTGTCGGTTGTTGTTGCGCAGCCTCTTGTGCAAAGTCGGGCATGTACATCTGCAATGCTTGCGGGTCTCCCTTTTGAATTTGCTGCCACAGAATGAGTTGCTTAGTTGCCTCGTTAGGGTCAGGGTAGTCGAGCTTGGTAAAGAGCGTGCGCGGGTCGATAGCGTTCGCACTCCAAAGCTCAATCGCTTCGTTGCGTTGGGTCATGGGGTCTTTCGGTATCAAACTGCCCTCTTTAACCGTGATGTCGAGCGTCTGAGTAAGTCCGAAACGAGCGTTATGTAGCACCGCCAATTCCTTGCCACCATTGACACCCGAGACTGTCATGTAGTGCGGTATGTCGTACCATACGTACATCATCTGCACCCAGTAGTTGTAAATCGCATCGTCTAGTTGCTCGATGTACTCCGTCACGCCGCCGCCAATGCGGGAGCTATCCATCTGATTAATGAGAATTTGGCCACGCGCGGTGTCTTGCTTCGCTTGCTCGCCACCAGGAGTCGAGCCCGAGGTGCCAAAGATGTTGCGCAACTCACCACGAATATCCTGCAGGTTTTGGTACACCGTCACCGGAATAGGCTCCGCAGGGAAGTTCATTACGTCATTGGTGAGACCTGCACCAGACGGAGAAGGCACGCGGATGGCTTTACCCTGGCGCATTGCAGTGGCAGCGAGAGAGGCTTGGTCGGCGGTAAACGAGCGGCCATTCACTACCAAGCTGTTGTTCATGCGCTCTACGTTGTGGTCGATTTGGCGCAGGCGACGATTAACCATGTCCTGCAGACCGATGTTCTGCATGATGAGCGATGTTTCATCGTGTGGCTGCAGTCCTGTAGAGAACACATTGAGGAAACGATACGGCGCTGAAGGCTCATCGAGGTGGTTTTGGCCCTTAATAAGCTCGCCCTTCATCTCCTCGCCGGTCTCAGGGTCGATTACAGTCTGCTCACCGTCGTAGTTCCAGTGGATGTTTTTAAACTTGCCAAGCACATGCTCCTCCATGGTGAAAAAGAAGTCTTTGTCTTGGTACCACCACTCAAAGTATTCCAAATAGGTGCCGAGCTTCCCTTGGCAGCGTTGGGTGATATAGCCCTTGCTCTTGGGGAACTTCTCAATGATTTTGCTGGCAGGCTCGCGGTGCTTCTCTCCTAAAAATTCTCCCTTGAAAGAGCAGTCAAAGTCTATGTACCCGTTCTTGTCCAGCACCATGCGCTTAGGGTTAATGATGCGGGTCTCAATGCGTTGGGTGACGGGGTTCCAGCAGAATTTCACCACGCCAATGCGATAAATCATCCAGTGACGAGTGACGCGCTTGTTTATCATGCGCAGCTTCTGACGGTCGGCCTCATAGACCAAACCGTTCTTCATGTCGCGTGCGAGCTCTTGGCCTTCAGGCGAGGGGTCTGCGGTCACAAGTGGGTCAGGATTGGCCCGCGTTGCAATCGGCAAGAAGGTTTCTATGGCTTCAAATATGAGGTTATCGGTCGCAGGTTGTCCTCCCTGCAGCTGCGCAATATCCGTGTTGTCTTGACTACCTATCCAGTATTTAAATGCGACCCGTTGGCTTTTCTCAATGTCGCTGTAGTAGGGCTGGTAC